CCGCCAGCGCCTCCACGGCCTGACCTTCCAGATGGCCGAGCCCCGTTACCGTCCCCACCGCCGCTCCGGCATAGGTCAACGCGCTATCGACGCAGAACGCATCAGCCGCGTCCCCATATTCAAACGGCTGCTGGAGGATTTCGATATATTTCCTCGTCAGACCACCGATGGTACGCTTCACGATTAGCCAGACATCGTCGGAGCCTGTCTGCCCCGGCGTCACAGCCACATCGAGAACCTGCCCGTAATCAGCCGCCCCGAATACACCGCCGAGGCGGTGCCGATGGAACCCGCGAACCTCCTGATCGGGCTGATACGTAAAGCTGCACAACTCCCCATTGCCCATCACAAACCATGCAATAGGATCTGGAGTGTCCTGATAGCCGGCAGCCACGATCCCGAGGCCAGCTTTCGGAATATGCTCCGACACCTGAAATATATCAGCGCTCTCGAACTGGTTTGACTGGTTCAGCGCCATTTCGGAAGCCGTTCGCTTCCCCCCATTGATGTAGATGAAAGCCTTGCCTGTATTGATCGGCTGGACCAGCGCGCATTTGGCTGTCGACGACGCGCGGTTCTTGAAGCTCGATGGCGTCAGCGCTTCGTCAATCCCCGAACCGGACAGGGCGCGCACACCCCCGGTCGTGCCAATCGTGAGGAAGCCGTTCGCGTCAGCAAGCCATGTGATTTCGTTCGCTTCATTAGAGGCCAGACGGAATTCCAACCCGTCGTCGTCTTTCTCGCCTGCGGCAAACTCGGAAAAGCTCCCGGTGCGTGACCCATAGATCGACAGGCCAGCCGCGTAGAACAGGCGTTCCTCGAATAACGTCACGGAAGACGGGAACCCGTCACGGAACGCATCGAAGCTCCACCGGAACGAGTTAACCCCCACAATCTGAGACGGGAACACCGTAATGACGGCGACCGTTACGACAGTCGCGCTCGCAAACCCGGAAATTCTTGCCACGCCGAACCCGGAATGCGTATACTCCAGATCAACGCCGACAATCTCCCCCGCATAGGCCGAGTCCGCAACCTTCGCCCCGTCAGGCTCCACACCTTTCAAATGCGTCGGCGGCGTTGCGCCGAAGCGGACACCAGACCCTCCGCCGATCACGCGATAGACATTGCCATCGTAGCGGACATATGTCGCCGTCCCCGTCTTGCCATTGGGCTCCCAGGGCGGGATTCCCTCGTAGCTGTCCAGTTCGATACGGAACAGGCGGCCGATATCGTCGGCGCTAAACAGCGCCTCGCTTGCGGTGATCGTCGCCGTTCCAGACGCGGAATCGATCGACACCGTAACCGCTTCATCGGCATTGACCGCCTCAAAAGGCCCGTCAAGAAACGTAACGGGATCGACCGACCAAGACGCATTTGAAATCCGCGTAACCGTGTGCGGCTGGATTCCAGGATGAACCACCCACATTACGTCAGCCGATTGGACGAATTGCAGTCGGGATAGTTGCGCTTCCGTCCAGGGGGCGGCTATCTCGACGACGAACCCACCATAGGCATAAACCCGGATATAGAGGTTGCCGAATTCCAGGCAGTAGGCTTGAGTGGACGAGAACTTAAAGGGTACGAGACGTGCCGAGCTGGATTCGTCCTTTATCGCAGCCACAAACTGGCTACCCCCGCGCTTGCGGACGCCCCCATGCGGAAGGGTCACGAAATTTTCGCAACGCGACAGCGCCGAACGATACAGATCCAGCGAGGCTCGGGAGTGAAGCCGAGGTGAAATCTCCCCTCGGACAAAGCTGTCCTGCGATGGGTAAAGCGTCACAGGCCGCTCCCGTGTCCGGTTCTTGCATAGCCGGACCCATAGACCACTCCCGCGCGCGCTTGCTCCCACAGGCCGCTCGGGGCGCTACCCATCTTAATGATGGCATTCACCCGCCGAGCCTCGCGCACCGCCCTGTCATAGGCGCCCTGCGCAACCTCGATCATCGAAGCCTTCCCGGTGACGGAATGCGCGATCTTGATCGCAAGAGCGGCGGCAAAAACTTCGGTGAACAAGGCATTCCAGTCGCCGGGATCAATCAGATTTCCGATATAGCGAATGCGCCGTGCGCCACCCGTCCGCATAAGCAGCGCGTCGCCTTCGGCCCGGAAATCCAGCGCCACACCGGCCGGATCGCCGTCATGGGTCGGCGGCAGCGGCCGCAGGCAGTTCGCCGGCAACGTGAACGAATAGGGATAGGCGGGATCGCCCGTCTCGACCCCGTCCACTTCGGCGGTGAGGATGGCAAACGCCCAGACCCGCTTCAGCAATTCCGCCGCGCGCGTCGTCTCGTAGTGCAGCCGCAGCATCCGGGCCGACCTGTCGTCGTCGTCGAGACTGTCAATCGGCGCTTCGGTGAGCAGGCCAAGCGCCATGTTGGCGATGTCAGTCGGGGTTACGGTTGCCATCGATCAGCCCGGCGTCGGGAGAAACTTGGACCGGCGAATGACATTGCGTCGAACTCCGAGCTGGTTGTGAATGACGACATGCTCCTTGGCCGCCAAAGCCGCCTCCATCGTGGGGAATCGCCGCCGACGCATTTGCGCCGGAATTGCCTTGCTCGCGTCTTCCTGCGGCGCCTGCTTGACAGGCTTGCGCGGCTTACCTTTTGGCCAGGGCATCGGCATTCTCCAAAAGAAGGATTGGCGGAGCCGTAGTGACTCCGCCAATTTGCTTACGCGGTGGCTTCGGTGGTCCGAAGCGCGATGAACGGAACGTGCTTCTTGATGGTCGTCGCACGATCCCAAGACGTCGCCGCAGCCAGTTCGGTGTCGGTCGCGAAGTCACCGGCCGGCACTCCCGCAAAGGTGAACCCCTTCACATGCGGAACGAAATGCCGGCGGGCCGTAATATCCGTCACACCAGCACCGTGACCTGCACGCGGCACGCGATCGAACTCCAGGGGCCCACCGCTGAGCATCACAGGAAGCTCCGCCCAGTGGATTGCACGCGGCTTGAACAGAAAGCCGGTGAACTCCGCATTGCCAGCGCCCGCGACAGAAGGAATCTCGTCATCGACGACGAGGCGGACGCCGTTCCAGTATTCGATGCCCGGCCCGCCCTGTTGCCCGGCCGGGACATAATCGATCTGGTTCAGATGCCGCAGCTTCTGCGCCTGCTTGGAGTGAATCCACGCCACCTTGAATTCGGTTGCGCGGTCCCCCATCAGATACGCCGCATCGACGATATCGAGATCGCCGATCGACGCGTTGGTGTCGAAGACAAGATCGCCAGCGTCATTGGCGACGTTATCGGCGATGATGCCCTTGAGCATCGCAAGAAGGGTCTGCTTGTTGGCCCACTGCCAGTAGTCAGACTGTTCCTGCACGACGATACGCTCGGGATCGTCCCCGGCGATGATCTTCGTCAGGTCGGCGATGCCCCACGACTGGGCACGGATGTTGCGCGCCGCTCGCTCCTTGCGCGACGTGACCTTCTTGACCTCGATGAGATCCGTGGGGTCGTCGTTAACCGGCTCGCTCTCGATGCGAGGCAGCGGCTGCCACATCGGCATGTCGACGGAATAGCCGCCATTTGCCAGTCGTGAGGTGATGTCGGTGTCGGAATACACGACGCCGGCCTGAAAGATATCCATCTTCTCGACGGACTCCTCAAACTGGTATCGCGCATGGACTGCCGGAACGATCGCATCAACGATGCGAGTAAAAGCGTCTGCCATTGTATTTTACCTTGAGAGATGCGCCCGGCCTACCGCAGGCCCCAATCCATGGGGTTTTCGCCTGCTTCACGGGCAAGCCGTTTGGCGCGTTCGGGGTCTTTTTTGACAAGAGCCGATATGCCGGCGACATCCCGCGCATTCCGCGCATCCCGCTTGAAGGGATTTCCGCCGGATGCCACCGGATCGTTGCCGATCGTGTCTTCCGCGAACATCGTCTCGCCGACCGCATAGAGGGCTTTCGCCAACTGCGGGTCGGTCATCGCGCCGTCCGGGAGCACGAGGCCGCCCTTCTGGAACGATTCCGTCAGTCCGAGTTTCCTTGCCGCCCGGTTCATCAGTTCGGACTTCGCCTTGAAGCCCTCGCTTTCGACCGGTCCCCATTCCTTCGTCAGATCCGCGTGCGTGGCTTCGACGGCATCGGCCTGCGCCTTGAGCGCCGCTGTTTGCTGCTCAGCCATGAAGCCCGCGAACTTGTCGTGGATTGTCTGCGCCTGTTTCCCGTTCAGGCCCGCCTCGTGCATCCAGTTTTTGGACGTGTCGGCAAGCTCCTGGTTGTAGGGCAGATTTTCGGGAAGCCCTTCCGGGCGGGTAAACTCGTACTTGTCGGGAGATTCGGGCGGACGCATTGCCTCGGGAAGGCGGGAATAGAACTTATCCCACTCCTCCTTCGGCGCGTCCTCCTTCGGAACCGTCACACTCGAACCCAGCTTTTGCTCGGCGTTCATGTAGGCGGTCGCGATGTCCTCGGGCGATTTGTAGCCCTTGGTATCGACCCACTTCCGGGTGCCTTCGGAAAGACCGGAAAAGGGATCACTATCGGTCGTGGTGGCTGACCCGTTGTCCACCGCTTCCGGCTGAACGTCAGGGGTGCCCGCCGGAGCATCGGCAACAGCCGGCGCGTCCACGGACCCTTCGGTCGCAGATTCCATGATTTGTGTCCTTGTTGGAGGTGTTAGCTCCGCGCTTCCCGCGCAGCCTTCTCAAGAGCGACCATGCGTTCGTCGCTCATGTTGAGATGGTTCAGGATGGCCCGGATCGGCTCGGCACGCGCCGCCTGTAGCGCGCAATGCAGCTCAAATCCCTGCGGCGTTCCCGTATTCTTGATCCATTCGGCGTAGTTCGGAGGGCGGAAAAAACCCGTCAAAGCAACAAGCTCGGACAGGACGATTTCCGCGTCTTCCCGGCTGCCGCCGCCACTGAAAAGCGTCTGGAAGGCCTTGGCCTGCCGAAGTTCAGCCTCGCTCTTGTTGCCGCTGACACCCTTCGCCGTGGCGATCTTGCGGGATGTCATGCCGGACGCCGATCCCACCAACTCGCCATGCTCACAATATCATCCCCGATCATAGAAACCGTATACTCTACAGGGACGTCCATCTTCTGCCGAAGCGATTCACGATTGCGAACGGCGTCCGCGTGTCTCGACGCCTGTTGACTGACTTCTGGAACATCAAGAAAATACCCAGGAGGGCAAGCGAGGGGCGGGAATCCGCCCTCCTTCATCTTGAGGTTTGCTTCCTTTCTGGCGGCAAGAAACATCGCCGCAATATTCGGCGCAATCACCCTCGTGTCGTCATGCCGGGTTGACCTGATTTTCATGATCCAGCCCTTCCAATCATTGGTTCATCATCCCGTCCATCAGGCCGCTCTCCTTGGCCTGCACAGCCGCCGGAACACCGTCCCTCGCAACCTTGCCGGCCTGTTCCATAGCTGCCATGCCGGCTTGCGCCTGTTGCGCCTTGGCGCGGTCCTCGCGCAGCTTCCCGATTTCTTCCTTGCCACGAAAGACCCGTTGCGGCGTGCGACCGGCGCTCTGGATAACCCGCAACGCTTCGTCGCTGTCGATATTGTCGATAACGGAAGGATCAGCCGAAGCCATGCCCATCGCGCTCTGCACCAGTTGCATCGTATCTCGCGCCTCCGCCGCCCTGCGCAGCACGTCTAGAGGACTGGTAAAGGTCGCGCGGATCGCCTTGCCTTGCAGACTGGCCGGCGGGATGAACCGCGACCCGTCGGCGTAAAGGCCCTTGTCCTCCAGCAGCGCCAGCTCCCGATCGAGATTGGTAGCAAAACCGGATTGAATCACAGAGCCGGCCGGGCCGAGCAGCGCACCCTTTTCCTCTTGCCGGATCAACGCTTCCGTCGCCGTCATCTGCGGATTCTGGACAAGCGTCTGAAACAGGTTGACATAGAGCATGTCGTTGACATCGGACGCCCGCTCCTGCGCATAGTTGAACGCATAGGTCGGGTTTTGTCCTACATTGATCGGCTGAATCATCAACCGTCCGTTGTCATCGACCAGCCCCTCATAGTTCGCCCCCGGATTGAGGGCCGGAACATAATCCAGATCGGCATGGGATGCCGTCGCCGGGTCTGTCACCTGTTGCAGCGCGCGAAGCCCGGAATGGCGAACCGCGTTCAACTCGCGAACCGTGGTGAGCGCCTGAATGCAGGGCGAGGTGCCGTAAACGTCCCCCTCATATCGGCGCCAGTTGAAACAGGCGATCGGAAATGTCCCGAAAGACTTCTCCTTGACGACCTCTTCCTCGCTTTCGACGATGTGATACGAGACGAATTCACTGTCCAGATAGACGCGCTCGCCAGCCAGATCGTATGTCCGGCGCTCGTTTCGAGGCTGGATTGCCTGAATGATGGAGACCTTCTCCAGCGCCTTTGCCGGATCGTCCACCAGATTGCGGATCGCCTTCGGCAGCTTCTCATAGCCGACCAGTTGCGCCAGATCGCGCGCCGTACGCTCATAGCGCCGATGGAAGATATCGACCTCGCCCCACCGGTTGCGGGCGATGAAACCTTCGTTGACCGGAATCGAAGCATAGCGGATCATGGTCCCGCGAAACGCCTCTTCCGCATAGAGATAGGCCGGGCCGAACTTCACCACATTGGCATAGACCGCCTGAATGGCGGGGACGAAATTGGACGACGCCGAATAGCGGATCGAAAACAGGAAATCACGAAGCCCCTCAGCCCATTCCTTTTCCTTTTCATCCTCCTCATCATCCATCGCCGCCGTCGAGATGCCGTGCCATTTCTCGCTCTGCGGCGTGATCAGGCTTTCCAGTCCGGCGGTCAGCCGATCGACAGCCGACGTGATTGTATTGTCATAGACAAGGGCGCTGCGACGCTCCCCCCGCTCAGCCTGGTTCGACCTGTCATCACGCCCGCCGCGCCAGTTCATCGGAGGGGAATCCGGCGACACGAAGTCGGCAACGCGCTCCCAGACCGTTTCATACATGCTGCGAACGTGCTCAAGCTCGCTCTGGCGAGAGAGTATGTCACGGGCGAGTTCGGAGGTCATTCGGAAAGATACCCCATATCTCGCAAGACGCGGGTCTTCATCGCCTCAAACAATGCCAGCATCTCGGATGCTCGCATGTTGCACGCGTAGAACCGGGAGGAATAATTTCCCCCGGTATCGTCGAGACACAGCACCATCAACTTGTTGCAGGGGAATTCTTCCGCACGCAGATCCTGCACCGCATCTTCCAGGCATTCGATCGGCGACAACAGACTGTTGTCATTGTCGCGCGCCGCGCGCAGCGCGTTGATGGAACGAACGTCGCTCATTGACCGAGGAGCACCTTCTTCTGCCCGGCCACATCGGATGGCGACAGATCGGACTTTATCGTCGCGGCGCGGCCGGACATCTGCCGAAGGCGATCCGCCTCCTGCCGCTCGCGCAGTTTGATCGCATCGGAATCCGGCGTGGGTGTAGCCGGAAGCGGCTTGGGTTCCGGGATTTTCGGAGAAGAGAAGCACATCAGCGCGTCCAATCGTAGAGCTTGAAGGTTTCCCCGCCGCGCCCATAGCCCGGCAGATCGCAGCGTTCCGCCGCGCCCATCAGTTTGAGCCAGCGACAGGCCATGACGTTCGTCGCCATTGCCCGCGCTTCCATTCGTGTTGCCGAGGTCGCGAGAATATCCGGCGTCATCACGCGGCGGACATGGCGGGTCACGGCGGGAATCGCGTTGCCGATGCGAGCCGTCCCGAAGCTCCATGCCGTCCAGAGGTGATCCCCCAGAAGACGGCACGCCCCGAAGGCGCATTCCGGGTTCCCGTCGACCAGGGCGACGTAGGCGTGGTCCCGCAAGTGAGCCAGCGCCAGATCCATGT